CTCTTGAGACCGCCCGGCCTGTACCGTGCCAAGCACCCGGCACCGGCAGGGATGTCTGTGCTAGTGACTGCGAACTCACCAGCACTCTTGGACACAGAGATAGACGTCGCCGTGTAAACGACGCTGTTGAACTTGAACTTTATTCCCTGAGATGTCTCAAATGGCATCAGTCGTAGCTCACTTTAAAGGTGGCAGAACCTTTCAGGATTTCGCCTGCTGATGCAGTGAGAGACAGCCCTGTGCAGAGTGCCTTCTTTCCGCTGAAGGCATTGGCACCCAAGTCCGTACCAGTGATCGTGAAGTCCTGAACCGTTTTCACGGTGGGGATTGTTCCGCCGATCCAGTCCACCTTGATCTCGACTACGTTCAGCTTTCCGGCACGAAGTCGCCGGAAGCTTCCGATAGCAATGTCCGTCGTTGAGATGTCGTACTCTCCACGGCTCCGCGACACGGCGATCGACGTCGCCGTGTAAGTGGTTCCGCCGAACGTGAAGGTAATCCCCTGTGATGTTTCAAACGCCACGGGGCTACCTCATTAGTTCTGCGAGAGTCGGAGGGACATAGAACCCTTGATAAGCTCGCCGGTCTGAGCCGTGACGTCAGCCGACGTGCAGAGGGCGGAAGTGGGAATGCCGGTCGTGAAGCCTGCATTCGATCCAGTCCCATCAATCGACCACGAGATCGAGCCTGTCGCAGTCATCTGCGGGAGCGTCAGGCCGATGAAGTCGACCTTCAGTTCGTCGCCGTCACGAATCGAGCCGAGTCGGTACGAGCGGTAGCTGCCGTGGGCACTCTCCAGCGAGGTGACGTCGATCTCAGGCGTCTTCTTCGAGACCGAAATCTGAGTCGCGGTGAACTTCGTGCCGGAGAACGTAAAAGAAATACCCTGCGAAGATTCGTAAGCCATTTTAGTCGTCCCTCCTTGGACGCTCAGACGGATTCAGTGAATCGGACTTCGTATACCTGATCGACCCGATATAGCGGTTTGGACTGACCCTCGAACGGACGCTCCATGTTGTCCTGTTCCGAGACGAGTGCCGTCGTTACTATTTTCACGCCCTGAGTGTCGCCCGTAAAGTTGTCGCACGAGAGACGAACGGAGTCGGCAATCGACTTTGCTTCGCTGTAAGTCTCCGAGACGATCGCCACGGAAAAAGTCGCCACCGGCACTCCGAAGTTGCCAGTCAGACCCCGCTCTCGACGCGTTCCCGTCCGCTTGTAGACGATGAGAGGAAACGGTGCATTCTGGGTGGCGAGGACTGGATAGATGCCTGCCGTCGTGGCGGCATCAAGCCTCTCGCGGAGCCACTTTTCAGGTGCTGCCATCGATCTCCTCCACGAGGCGTTTCTGCAAGAAAAGCACGCCTTCCGGTGAATACGCGTCGAACGTCTCCTCAAGGACGGTGCTAAGCTCATCTGTGGATGCCCACCTCAGAACACTTCGGCCACGAGTCTTGGGCCGGATTACACTGTCGAGGTCCGGGTTGCCAGCGGTTTCGACCTCACGCTCGTAGCCCACAAAGGCCTCTTCGCCGTCGGCCTCGTAGATCACGGAGTCCTTCAGCCTGCCGCTGTACCCTTTTGGGGTAGCGGCACGGAGCCGGGCCGCGAAGATTTCAGATGCCTCACCAAGAGCGGACTCACTGTCCACCCTCGCCGGAATCTTCTCCAGCTTCGCGATGATCTCATTCAGACCCTTGATTCGGACGCTGCTCATGTCGTCACCCGCTCCTTGCAGACGACGGAGTGTTCCTCGCGGTTGTTCTTCTCCGTGATCGAGACGATGTCGAGCGTCCGTGCGGGAGTCCTGCTCGTCCACAAAATTCGCATGGAGGACGTCAGGCCGGGCACGTAGCGAAACCGGACGGTGTGGGTCGCGATCGTCGCTAGTTCCTGAGACAACATCGCTTCGCTGGCGGTGAGACCCTCGACGGCGGCACGCCGGTTGGCAAACGGGGTCCACGTGGCTGTAGACTCGCCGTAGGCATTCGTGGCCTGTGTGGCGACCTGAATTGTCACCGCCTCACGGAGGTCTCCAGCCCGCATGCTCATCGGTACTGTCCCCAGTTCACGGAGCCGAGAAGGTGGTCGACAGCCAGAGGGACGGGGTTCATCGAGCCGGGAGCAACCGCTTCGCGATTTGTGAACCAGTGCCCGATCATCATCAACATCGCGTGGCGTGCGGGTTGCGGCACAGACTTGCCACTGTCGCCGTAGCCGCACCAGAATGTGATCGTGACGTCATTCTCGGCACCACGGCACGGGGGCCACGTCCTGTTCCACTGAGGACGAATCACCGCAGGAGTGGCGTCGCGATCCTGACGGAAGTCAGTGAACGGAACTGGCGAATAGATGCCGTCGCTTGGGATGTACGTGACGACGATGTCGCCGGTTGTGATCGGTGGCCGGGGTAGCTCGATGTCCCAGCTTGGGAACGTGTCGAGTTTCATCTGCCACTGCGATCGGATGAGAGTCCGGTCGCACACCGTCTCCACGTGCCACCGTGCAGCCGTCACGAGACCCATGACATACAAGTCGTCAGCGTCGTAGTCCGCGTCGATCCGGAGGTGAGACTTGGCCTCTGCGAGAGAGATCGGCTCGACCACCGGCTCCGTGATCCTTCGCAGGGACCGATAGCGGAGGTTCGATCGCTTAACAAGCTCGTAGTATTTCACGGCTTAACTTTCCGCCTTTCGACGTGCATCGTCGCCTGCTCGACAACGACAGAACGCGTCTCTTCAGTGACGAGTTCTGCGAGTCCTTCATGAATCCAGCCGCGTGCAGTTGGGTCGAAAATCTCGACGATCTCGCCCTTCTTGTGCCACGACCAGTCAGCCAGCATCTTGATCTTCATGTTCCGCTCTTCTCCGCGTGTGCCTGCGAACCCCAAGCCTCCGGTGGTCGCTTCCCGCCGCTGTTCCAGAAATGAGTCGGATACTGGTAGGTTGCCTTGAGCCGCTGGTCAGGCCACGTGATCACAAGTTCTGCGTGACCGATCGCAACTTGCGGGCAGATAGCCAGCTTGTTGCCGCACGCCCGGAACTTGTGCCAGAAAAATATGTCTGGGTCTTGTCGGTCTGGCCCCCAGTCTCCGTCTTCGTCAGGGACGCCAATAAACCAAGGCTTCGTCATCTTCCTGAGTGCAGACGTGCGAATCAGAGTCATGCCGAAGTGAGCCGTGTCGACAAGCTGTGCCGACTTCTCCCACCATTCGGCTGGCATCGTGATGGTCTGCTCACCCTTGCCAGCCAAGCCTTCGGGCGTGAACATCAACTGCTTCTCATCTCTCTTCATCTGAAGAGGAGCGATCGCGTCCACGCCAGAGATGAGGATCGCGGACAAGAGTCGAGTCAGGCAGTCAGGTTCAAAGACACTGTCATAGTCAACAGTACAAATGAAATCGTATCCCGCTTCCTCTTTAGAGAGGTCAGTCAGGATACGGTTCATCGTCTGGTCCCAAAACGCCCCAGTGCCTTTTACGACTTGGATGCCGTGGGGAGCGAATGTGCTTGTTACTGAAAAGTAGTTATCAGTAAAAGCGAGTCGCGGCATACTTAGGCACGCCGCGACTCGTACATCGTGTTCAACATTGCCAACGAGAACCCGCATCTAACACCTCAAGCCCCTCCAAGGGAATGAAGCTGGGCATCCTTGCCCGTCGAGTCCGTCCTTGGACTTAGTAGGTCTGGAACTGCTTGTTGATCGTCGGCACGGCAGGGGCGACGTTGTTGACGCCCATGTCCGCAGCCGTGATCGGCATATCTTCCAGCTTGCTGAGTCGTGCAACGGTCGAGATCGTGGCCGCGTTACCCGGAGTCGCAACGACAGTCAGGAACCGCTGCTTGCCACGCATATCGACGTTGAACCGGGCCACGGCACCCGTGCCACCCGTCGTCGAGCCAGCACCGGCGGTGATCGTGAAGCCGCTGATGTCGGCCTGACCGCTGCCAGAAGTATTCGACTGCTGAAGCTTCAGCACGCTGGCATAGCTGGAGGTCGCGGCGGTGAACGCCGAGAACACCACGTCGATGCTCGCGTAGTCGGCACCAAGGGTGTCGATCTCGTGCGAGTGGGTGGCATTCGCAGCCACAGCCACGCCCACCTTGGCGACCGTCTTCGTTCCTTCGAGATGATTCACGTCTTATGTCCTTGTAAAGAAGGGTGTCTGAAAGTAGAGTATACGTACTAATCAGGAGGCAGCGGTCCGGAGAGCCACGAGCGGACCAGCACGGTTTTGGTCGCCAAGATCGTGCGTCAGGGCATCAAACCTCATAGTTGAATATAAGAGCGTTTGATCCAATTCTGCGTAGCGTTCCGTGGACTGCTTGATCGTCAGGCCGCGACGGGTCGCGTAGAAGCTGCTGAGCGACAGGTCGCCGAACAGGAACTTCACCACGCCGGGGTCAGCCGACACGTTGTTAGATAGTGTATGTACGAACACTACTGGATATCCGAGCAGTCGCATTTCCGAACCAGCCGAAACCGTGGCAGGCGTGTTGCCGCCAGCGATGCCGACGTTGTTCACGAGGCCGAGACGCTGCACGCTGGCAGCGAAGACGGCGGGATTCACGAACCACTTCGCTTGGGCACGGGCAAAAAGTGGAAGTCGACCAGCGGTGGCGATGAGCGAGTCGAGCTTCAGGGTCGAAGCACCAGTCTCGCCGCTGCCAGCCGTGATCACGCCAGCACCGTGGGTGCCATCGACGATCTTCGTCGCAGCCCCAACGATTCCGCCATGCTCGCCGCTGCCTGTCCCGACGAACGCACAGACATCGACCAATTCCGCAATAGCCCGGCTCACCTCTCCCGTCAGATAATCTGCGAGATTCAGTACCGACGAGTCTTCCAAAATCTCCGAAGAGATGCGGCTCGCTACGGCAGCTTTTTTGGCTACCAACTGAACACGGTCCCAAGCCGCATCAGATTCGTTGATGCTAGAATTTTCCCCCACAAAATAGGCCTTGAGACCCCCCACTCGGCGGGGTACAATAAGGGTATCCGACTTCATGCTGAGGTTGCGGGCGTTCGCAGGGAATGCACCGAATTCCTCGACCAAAACGATGATTTCGTTGAGAATTTCCTCATTCACGAAAATCCCGCCTTGGGCATTGACCCCCTCATTCAGGGCACGCGACTCGGTCACGTTGTTATCTTTGCACCAACGCTGGGCTTCGGTGTCCTTCAGCAAGGTGGCACGGAAAAATTGACCAGCACGGTACGCACGCTCTTCGGCGTTCGCACCCTTGAAATTCTTGAGTCGGCCTGCACCCGGAAGTGCAATGGGGGAAATCTTCACGAGCGTCTCCTTGGAGTTGCGAGTTTCGATCTTGGCTGGGGTGGACTTGTCGAGAACGGCCCGGAGTTCCAACTCCTTGGCAGCGACGTTCTCGTAGAACGTGATCTGGTCGCGAAGCTTCTCGGCACGCTCGCAGAGGCAGCGAAGCTTCTTCTGCTTCTCGCCTTCCACTTCCTGCGTATCCTCGACCTCGTCCTTCTCTTCGTCGGGAGCGGCGTGATCCATGCCGTTCTGCTCGACCATGTCGTCGCCTTGATCGGTGGTCTCGGTGTCAGTCTCCTGAACCGCACCCATCTCAGCGAGGACGGCGGCGAGTTCGTCGAGGAGCTTCTTGACTTTGGACGAGGCTTCCATGCTTCGCGTTCCTTAGCTAGTGGTTTGACGTTGCGGCCACGCGATGCGTGGCGACACGTTCAACCTACGAGTTAAGGCTCAACGCCCTGAAGAGGGCGGTCTAAGAAAGTGTTGTATGAAACAACACTATTTTGGTCCGGTGCGACGCCAGCAGATGGATCGCACGTCGTTGGCAGTAACGATAGAACGGTCTTGACGACCGCAGACTTGGCAGCGGAGATACCTCACTTGAAGATCACCACTCTGGCGGCTGCTCCTCGTGATCATCCTTCCGCTACACCCAGCACACGAACACTTGTCACCGCTTTGCATTTGGTCTCCGATAGAAAGAGTCGGTGAAATGCGTATCGAAATAGAAGTCAGCCAGACCACCGACGACGTCTGGTACGGCTGAACCAAAGGCAGAAACAGCCGCAGTCGCGATCACGATCCCAGCCTTACTGGCAGAGACCTCGAAACCGTTTCGGGCGATACGCTTCACGTATGAGAGCGAGTCGGTCTTGACCGCGAACTTTGTCTGCTTCGGTGCGTTGGCGGAGGCGATCTCCTTCACAGCCTGTAGCTCTGAGTCTGATAGCTCTTTGCCAGCCTTCTTGGGGTAGATCGTCAGGGTCTTGTTCGTGAAATCCACGACGTGAGTCACCCTGCCTTCGCGGTTCTTGATCTTCACAGTCAGCCGGGCACGTCCCGTCGTGCTTGCCACTGAGTTCTTGCTGCCACCAAGACTCTTGACGATGTTCGCGACGCCTTCGTCCGTCATGCCAAGTTTTGTGATTCGATTCGACACTCGCGTCGGCCTCATCTGGTTGTCGTAGATTCCCTTGACAGCACCGGCGACAGCACCGACGGCGGCGTTAGATGCCGCGACTTGAGGGAGGAATGTCTTTGCGAAGCCAGCGAGGGCACCAAGAGCAGCACCCTTGGCAGCACCCTTGGCAGCATCGGCTGCGATCCCTGAAGCACAGGTGTTCCCCTTGGAGAACTTGCCGTCGTTCTCCTGCCCGCAGTCTCGTGCTTCGGCGAAGGCGAGCAGCGACGCGTACCGGGCGTCGAGCGAGGGCGATCCGCCGCGACGCTTTTTGTTTCGCTCGCGAATTGCGTCCCTGAGATGCTTTGGCTTCTTCCAGCCCGGTTTAGCGACAGAAGAAGGGTCGCCGACAAGCCTTTCGAGCATGGTACTCATCGGTAATCCTCGTCTTCGTTGACGTACAAAACCATTCCCGTTTTGGTTTTAACGGCACCCGTGATCTTCAGCCTCGACGGAGGACGCACGACCTCCGCCTCGCTGTGCGTGTCTGGCTTGAATACATATCCGACTCTTGGCTTTTGCATGACGAGCAGAAGCCTGTTGCCGCCGAAAGATCGAGCAGTTCCGCGAGATGTAGTCCAGCTATTAACAGCGTCGTGGCTCACGTATCCGTCTGAAAGAATTCTCCTAGCTTGCTGCTCATCAACGCTAATTCCACGATACAACTGCAAGCAGCACTCGATAGTCTCTCGTGCGACCGCCTTTTCGAGTTCTTCCTTCATCTTCTCGACAGCGGCACCCCTTGCTTCATTTCGCATTGTGTCGATTTCTTCATCGATGAATTCATTCTGCTGCCACACCCAATCGCTCTGGGCAGCATTCTTCTCATCTTCAGTCATTGAATCCCATCGATCGCCAAATTCCGAATTCTTATCAAGCGACTCCCAAGCAGCCTCGTTCTCCTTTTGCTTTTCTTTCTTGAGTTCTTCTGCCATATAGTCGTCAATCGTTCCGTAATCGGCTCCGTGGAAGTCGATCGATTCGTCCCCCTCAGAGTCGTTGCCGGTGAAGTATCCGTAACCCTTACCTATGTAGGCATCCAGCGGAGACCAGCTTGGGTCTATGTCGCTATCCGGCTGGAGCATCTTGGCGTCCTCGAATGTGACGCCAAGACCGCATTCGGAACCGTGACACTCAATTTCGTCAAGGTAGTCAGGTGTGTTCGTGTCTCTGCGGTCGAGTACGGGAACCTTGCCGCCGCGTGTGTCAACGACTGAGTAAGACTCTTTTGTGTCTTTCTCTGTCCAATACTCGCGAGGGAACTCCTTGTCGAGCGACTCACCCGAATGCCACTTCGCAGTATCTTCAGAGAATAACTGCAAACTGCCGCCGCCCTTCGACGAGCAGTCATTCGTGACGCCGTTGCCTTCGCCGTTTGGGCAGAACCCACGAGCCTGAGCAAATGCGAGCAGGGAAGCGTGCCTTGTGTCGAGCGATCTCTCCCATTTCTTGGGACGCTCGTGCGGCGGGAGCAGTACGGAGAAGCGGTACTTGTCCTCCCACGCCTTGATCTTGGCGGCGTTCTCCTTCTCCCAAGACTTGATGTCTGACGCCTTCGTGAAGACCTTGATTTTAGTGTCTGCATCCCGCCCCGCAAACGCTTCGCTGGCTGCGTTCTTGATCACGCCAAGCTCGTCGTCGCTCAAGTCCTTGGTGGGATAGAGCCTCGCACGTCCGTTCTGAACCTCGATGTGGAAGAGTTTATTTCCATCTTTGTCTGCGACAGTCACGTCAACGCTTGGTGGGTTGATGTCGGCACGCGTGGTTGACACGTCTCCGCCAAGAGTCTCGACGAGACCCTTCAGCTTCTTCTCCGATGTGCCCATCTGGTAGAGCTTCCGGGCGGCGTCTGTCTGAACGCCGCTCTCGTAACGCATACGCCCGCGAGGGTCTTCCTTCGGCATATCGACCTGACCGCCGCATTTGTTGTTAGACGAGAACCGTCCGTCGTCGTCGCGACCGCAGTCGTCGGCACGAGACTCTTTACTGTGCTTCGGGTGTTTCGAGTTGAGTAGGTCGTTGTCCGTCGTGTACTTCGCGTTCTCTGGCCTGCCTCTCCGGGCAAGAGTCAGGAACGCATTCACTCTTGCCATTGCCCATTGGTCGCGAGCCATGCCCGGACGGTGGCTAGTCGAGAAAGCACCAGCACCACGGCGAAAGACTGCCTTCAATGATGACAGGCGAACGTGAGTCCAGTCTGGCTTCCCGGCCTCTCGCATTGCAGCGTTGTGTTCCTCGACCTTTTTCTTCAGCGACGAGATCGTGCCTTCGCTTAGAGAGATGTCACCAGACTTATTCTTTGCAGAACCCTCCGCGTTGACGTCGCTGCCTTTGACTTGATCCTTCTTGGGGGCTGGGGCGTCTCCGCGAGACTCTCGTGGATGCTCCGGCGACTCGCCCCCAAGATCGAACTCGACGGTCAACTCTCTCTTTGACTTGTGAAGCACGCGGGCGATTCTGCCTCCGGGCGGAAGCTCAACTGGCTTCAAAGGCTTCACCTCAGAGAGAGGATATCCAAACTTTCCTTGAGGGCCGATGTAGTGAGGCGAGTCCTTGTCGATCTGATGCTTATCGAAGTCGGCGTCGAACTCCTCTGGCGTGCTGTAGAACTTTGGCTCGCCGACTTTCATCGTGCCAACGAGCGTGGCCTTGCCCTTGCCCGTGCGGACGATGCCTACGTTCTGACCGATATAGGGCTTGAGCGAGTTTGTGATCCTAGTCTCAGTCGTCTTGGCACCGGAGAGAATCTGACCCGTGAAGTCCTGAGACTCGTCGTTGACGTTGATTCCGACACGGCACGTGTTTCCATCACCAAACTTTCCATCGTCATCGCGGCCACAGTCTGAGGAGCGTGACTGCTTCTTAGTCTGTGGTGCTTGCTTGATTTGCTTAGGGTAAAAAGCAACCCACTCGCCTTGTCCGTTTGTTGCTCCGTCGTGCCCCTGAGACTTCTTCTTCTCAGTCCAAGCGACTACTTCCTCTCTCGTCATTCCGTAGGTTTGATCCGACTGTGAAATGACAACTGGGTTCTTGATCGAAAGGTAAGCTTCTACAACGCGTGGCGTGCCCGGCTTATTGTCAGATGCCATCAGTGAGTATTGGGTGGCAAGTGTTTTGTCTGCGATGAAGTAAGACCCAGCACCCATGTAGCCGTCGTCGTTCACGGGACTGGCGGCAGGATCAAATTCGTCAAACTCAGAAGATGTACCGTGGTAAACAACGAGCGGACTGCCGCTTGAGTCGACCACCTTGCTGCCGCCGAACCACTCCTTGAATTGTGGTGAGCCAATCGGCGGTGCCGTGTTGCCGCCTTCCGAAGCACCGCACGTGTTGCTGATGCCGCCGCCGGTGCCGTTGGGGCAGAAGGCCCGCTTCTCGACCAGAGACTTGAGAAGTGCAGGCCTCGACTTGATGTGCTGGTATCCCAGCGGCTCGTCGCCGTCGTTCTTCGCCGCACGGCTGCTCTTCGTCCGCTTCTTCAGTTCGCCGCGAATGATCTCCGGGCCGACCTTCGACGCGTAGGCATTTTGCGGTGCGTAGTTTTTTGTCTTCTCGTAGACGGCGTTCTGTCCGAACGTCTCAGCGAAGAGGGCAGGCCACGCTGCCTCTGGGAGCGTAGACGCGTGAGTCAGCATTCCGTTGTACTCGCCGTTCGTGGAGAACGAGTAGCCGCCGCGAACGTGAGCCACCATGTCGTGGACGACACGGAACAGGTCGTTGGCGATCATCGGCTCGCCGTCGGCGGTCTTGTACTTCGTCTCGCGAAGCATTGGGTGGTCAGGCGTGGCGTCCCCGGTGCCGAAGCCCTTGTCGGTCATAAAGAAAGAGAACTCGCCAGTCTTGGCGACCTCTTGACGCATCTTGTCTGAGTTGGGCTTCGTGCTGCCCGGCGGATCGCCGTATGGCTCGCCTTCACCACGCCAAGCACGTGCCTTCAGCCCGGCGGCAGTCAGTGCCTCGTACTGCCTGCCGATCTCATCGACGAGCGAGCCGTAGGACGCCTCTGCTTCCGGCGTGAGCGGCACGCCTGTGTTGCTAGTCTGCTCGTTGGCGATGTCGTCCATCTCCTTCGCGGGCGGCGTCTCCGCCAAGCCCTTCGACCGATTCCATACTTGATCGGGAGCCGGGGCCACGGAGTCGACGGCGTCCCTGAGTTTCTGTGAGCCTTCTGGGAATGACTTCGCGGTCTGGGCGGGGCTACAGTCGTTCGTTACGCCGTTGCCTTCGCCGTTTGGGCAGAAGGCACGCTGCTCGACGAAGCCGCTCCACAGGGAAGGGTCTTCGCGAAGCTCAAGACCGGCAACGTACTCGAAGAAGAGAGACCTGTAAGACTTGGCCTTTTTAGAGAGAGAAAGCATCCTCTGATACCTCAGATAGCCGTCGCTCTTCTTGTCTGTGAAATCGAATGTTAGCGGCAGAGGAATGCCCCACTGCTTCCAGATAGCTTCACCTTTTTTTGTAGCCAGAACCTGTTGCAAGCGAACGACTCCGTCCTCTCGAAGACGAATACTATCCAAAGGGTTCAGTGCTTCAGAAACGTCTATTCCCTTGTTTTGCAGATTCATAAACCAGCCACGGGGCACGTCTCCGTCGAAGCCAAACTTGCCCCACAGCCTGTACCCCTGCATCTCAGTCTTTTTTCCATTCGTGTTGCCGGGGCCGTATCCGTCCGCGAGAGTCTCTGCACGAACAAAGCCCGCCTTCTCCGCTGCCTCAAGCGAGGAGAGCATCACGTCCATAACCTTGCCAGCTACGCGTAGCTGGTAGGACTCATCCTTGTCGGCTTTCTTTTGAGCAGTGTCGTCTAAGCTGAGTAGTCCGTAGTCAATCTCTGGCCCGTCAGTTCCAGAAACGACAGACGTGTCTACTTGAATTTTTCCATCTGACTTTTTGCTGCCAGCCGGAATGTCAGCACGAAGACTGAGAAGATTGCTTGAATGAAGAGTGAGGCGAACGTCTGCATCAGGCACGTTACAGGCACCGATAGTGAGCAACTGAGACGGTCCTTCGATACCCGTCTGCTTAGCTATCCCCATGACGTCAGCAGTGGTAGTCGAAGGATGAAAAGACAGAGAACCAAGCGATGAGAGTCCGTCAGGAAGCTCGTCGAAAGTTCCTCCGCCAGTAGTGTTGTCGGACCAAGTGTTTTCGTCCCACGTGTCTGGTGCTGCTGGGGCAGGGGAGCGTCCTCCGCCGCCGCCATCTTTGTCCGGTGCGGACATGATCTTCGCACCGCAACTGTTGTCGATGCCGTTGCCTTGGCCGGTAGCACAGAAGGCACGCGATTGCTTCTTGCCAGTCAGGTCAACGTAGTAAGCCTTCGACCCGGCGTCCTTCGTGCCGATCTCGTCTGGCTTGAGGAGATGCTCTACCTCAGACTTCTTTACGCGAACGATCGCCACGGGAGGCGGATCGTCATGCTCGTGAAAAAGATGATCCTCGACCCGGTCCCTCCAAAACGCTAAGCCGCTCTTCTCGGTGAAGAACGTCTTGCCTTTTGAGTAATTCTCGTATGATCCGCCCTTAACAGTGGACCCTGACTGTTTGAAGCCGTCAGACACGATCCCTGCCGCGTTGCCTTGGGTCGTCACGTGATAGACGTGATCGTCGTCAGCTTCGTTGTATGTCGGCTCCTGATCGTGAGGCTCTGTAGACTGAGGGCGTAGCACGCCGCCGACAACGGCACACTTGTTGCCGCCGCCAAACTTGCCGTCAGGGTCGCGACCGCAGTCGCTTCCACGTGACTGTGCAAAAGCCAACAGAGACGCGTAGCGTGCCGAAATCATGCACGTCGATCCATGAGGAACTTGAGGGTCTCGGCCACGACTTGATCGGCACGAGGGTCTACTGAACGCTTGCTGCCAGAGAGTTTCTTCTCGTAAACGCCCTTGCTGGTCGAGTAGCCGCCGGGGGATGCAACAACTTGGCGATACCCCTTCGACGTCAGCGACTTAGCATCTTTGTCGCTCCACACTTCGGCAGACACGACCTTCGCACCGACTGCCTTCGCTGCTTTCTCGACGGCCTTGACGTCGAGAGTACCCTTGATGTCTGAGCCGGGCTGAAAGTGGAAAGCAGTTCCAGCCGCCTTCGAGAACTGACTGCCACTGGAGATGAGAGCGATGCTGTCGCCAGACTCGATGGCAATCGTCTTGCTATCGAGTGCAAATGGTTTTGACTCTGAGCCAAACAAGGCAGATGAAGCAGACGAGAGCTTGTCCGTCGTAACTCCAATGCTCTTCGAGAGTGAGTCCAATCTTCCCGAAGTGATCGACCCAAATGCCGCTGAGGCACCTGCTTTGATTGCCATTCCGGCACCATAACCAGCAGCCGCGAGCAATGCTCCCGTGACTGAACCAATTGCAACGCCTGTATACCCTCCAGCCGAACCAACTACACCACCAATTAGTGCCCCCTGTGTAGCTGCTACGGCAAGCATTGATGGCGGTCCACCAACTGACTTTGGA